CAGTACCAAAGATGGTACGGCTTTCCGGTTTAGCTCTTAGTTCAAAATTTATGCTTCTCTTTTCCATATATTTTAATCGTTAGTATCGTTACTATCGTCGTTTATGTCTATAACTTCTTCCTGTACACCAGATGAAGATGTTTCAGTTTTAATATTAGATGCTAAAGGTAATTCGTAGCTATCTCCACCTTCGTATGGATTCATGTTTTCTTTTATTCTGATCTCGTTTGGAGACATTGCTAAAACATTTCTCATAGTAGTGTAATAAGATGATCTTGCTGCTATATCTCCACGCAGTAAGCCATCAAGATTAAATCTTGTGCAATACTGGTACTTCTCTGCCTCAAAGAATAACTTTCTATTAAATTCTGCCTCTATCGTTTCACACAAAGGCATGATCGTATAATTTACAAACATCTGGCTTAACTGTTCCATGTTGCCAAATGTAGCTTTATCCATATCTTCTAATAATATACCAGGAACACCGGTAATTCTTGCTATGTCAGAGATAGTAGCTTTCTTAGTTTCATTGAATGCTGCATCGGAAGGATTAAGACCTACCTTTTGGAAATCCATGCCTTCCTCTAAAATAGCAGTACCTCCAGCGTTTTGACTTCCACCAAAAGCACGGTTAAAACTACCTTTCAATCTATCGTATGCCTCATTAGTTAATCTTCCAGGATGCTTTAGCACACCGTTAAGATGCGCACCATTTTTATAAAAGTTAGCACCGTAGTTTCTATTTGCTAAAGCTAAACCAAAGTTGTCACGGTGAACGTCTGGCACTAACAAAGCCTTAACACCATCCCATGCAAGATTTGGAATATAAAGTATATTGTCTCCCTTGTATGTTTTGTTGGTTTCTTTATTCTTAAATATTAATTCATTCCTACTGTTATATCCTATCTCCATTTTTGTAGGATTAAGGATGTGCAGGTTATTTACTCTATTTGTAAGACTATTCCTGTTGATCACAGCGTAAAAAGCACCATGAGCCAAATAGTGCAGTACCATAGTTTTATAAAAAGTGTGGGAGGTGTATAATTCAGATGGCTCTCTTGAAATTACTTTGTAGTTAGGATGCTCTGTGGCGATCCTTGTACCACCATTATCTAACTTTTCAATTACATCAAAAGGTATGGATGCTACTACACCTCCAAGTATTTGTGTTGCTCTGTAAAAAGCAGGAAGACCTATAATTGAGTATTCATCCACTGCCACACCTGCGGCACTGCCACGCTGGAACAATGCACCTAATGTGTCACCGTTTATAGGTGTAGATGGATTTTCTATCGAACCTCGTTTCGTAGAAAAAAAAGACCGCATGGTATCAAGTATTGCCATGCGGTAAAAATAAACAAAATCAGTATGAAATCAACAACTTTTAGTAACAAGCTAAATGAACCTAATGTCCATGTATGTTTTTTTTGCCTTTCTAAAGGAGTTATAGGTGCTGTATTTCTCATTAAGTCCTAACTCCTCCCTTTCTTCTTCTAACTTCCTCCACGCATCTTCATGCCTGGGACAATCGCCCACAAGTTCGTAAAATCTGTGGAAATAACCACTGGTGCAATTAATTTGCCTGACTTGTTGTGCATACTCATGTTTTTTCATTAAAATCTCCATAATTGACATTTTTAGCTTTTCAATTAGGTACATTAAAGCATTAACAATCCTTGCTCTCTTTCTCCAGATGTGTATATGGTTGGTCTATCTTCAACCATTATTTGAGCATAAGCCATAACCATAGCTACCGGTCCATCTACTTTCTCCGTTGACTTCGCTTTATCTATCTTTATATTCCCAGCAGGATCAAATCTAAGCATTACGTTTGTCATCATCCATTCCATGACTGGATTTCCATCATGTGTTATCTCATTAGATAAAAACATCTTTTCTATTTCTTTTGTTGGTGCAGACATGGAAATAAAGCCTTGTCCAAATGGTTTCATATTCGCACCATCATTTGTGAGCTGTATAACAAGTTGACTTGCATTCCATCTATCAAACGCTATGCACTCTACTTTATATTTTGCAGTTAACTCAATTACTTTAGCTTTGATAAAATCATAGTCGGTAACATTGCCATCTGTCATGATAATGTTACCATCTTGCGCCCATTGGACATAAGGCACTCCATCGGATAAAGATCTTTCCCTTACATTATCCTCTGGACAAAAGAAATAGGATTTAATATGTGGTTTATCAAGTCCTTGTTGCACAGGGAAACAAAGCACTAAGGCCGCAATGTCACGAGTGGAGGCAAGGTCTAAACCTGCAAAGCATTTTTTATTATACAAAATATCATCATCTACTTTTAACCTGGTAGATTCAATGTAACTATTGGAAATCCAAACACTGGAGGTAGTTGTCCATACATTTAGATTTTTAGTCATGAATTGTATCTGTTTTGCGGCTCCTTCGTTCAATGCCTTTTGATACTGGTCATCCATATAGCTGATATACGGAGTAACTCCCAGGTTAGGATTAGATTTTGTCCAATTCTTTTTATCCTGCCAATCGTCACCTTCATCCAGGCAAAAAAGCAAAGGAAAAACGCTATTATCTACTTTCCTATTTTCTAATATGTCAACCATTACCTTGCGAAATTGGTAACATGGTGACTCACGGTTAAAGCCAGCAGTTGTAGTAATTAAGAGTAAAGGCTGTGATCTCGAACCCATACCTGTCTCCATAACTTCCAATACATCGCTTGTTTTGTGGGAGTGATATTCATCTATTCCTGCATAATGTGGATTAAGTCCATCCAGTGTATCTGCCTCCGATGCAACTGCCTCAAATTTGGAATTAGTGGAAGGAACATTGCAATTATACTTTAATACATTGACTAACTTATTAAATGTCCTTGAATCTGCCTTTAGTGATTTAAGCATCACCTTTGCCGTATCAAATGCTATCCTTGCCTGATCTCTGGTAGTAGCAGCTGTGTACACCTCCGCTCCCGTTTCATTGTCACAGAGAAAACAGTAAACAGCAATAGCAGCGGCTAATTCTGTCTTACCATTCTTCCTCGCTATTTCAAGGTATGCCTTGCGGAAGCGTCTACCTCCATCTTTTCTCTGCCACCCAAATAACACCTTTATAAAAAACTCCTGGAAAGGCTGGATGTTAAACCTTTGCCCAGCAAATTCGCCCTTTGTATGTCGAAGGGCAGAGATAAAGCCGAAGGCCCTGTTAGCGTGTGCCTCGGAATAAGTATATTCCCAGTCTTTATTTTTTAAATCATTTAGATGTCGTTCAACTGCCAACCTTGCATAGTTGCCTAATAATAACTTCCCACTAACAACATCCTCAATAAATTTCATTTATCTTTTTTACTTTTTACCGTTAAGCCAAAAATACTATTTAATAATACTGCAAATGCCATTAATCCCCATGCCTCAACATAGTCAATGTATGGCAGATTAAAAATATTTGGAATAAGCCAATTCCACATTATGTACACCGGCACAGAGATCAGTGCCAAAGCAACGGCAGAGGCAAGGATGGAGATGGCAATGTCTTTAATTTCTTCCATTATTATTTTATTTTTAGAAATTCAAGAAATGGATCGTCATTATCAGTAATTTGACCAGTGCTTATTTTAGTTCTACTTGATGGTGTTAATCCAAATTCACTTGCTATTTTTAATGCTTTAGCAAGAGCATCATTTGCAATTTTTTGATATGGAACTTGGGCTGCATATTTTATTGAACCATCAGGATTTTTAAAAACCATAACCCTATCTTTATCTCTTAATTTATTAGTCATCTCAATATAAATTGAAATCTCATTACAATATAAACCAAGAATACCAAGATCAAGCTTACTAATCATTCCAAGCTTATGATATTCTTTAATAATGACATACCATTCTTTTTTAGCATCTTCATTTAAGTATTCTGGAGGATAAGGCAAATCAATTATTTTTGTCGGATTCATTGCATCTTTAATTTCTCTATCTGCTCTCAATGTACCTTTAAGTTGTTTTATTTCTGTTGGCAATTTTTTTCTACCTCTCATAATTTATCCCGTTTCGTTTAATTATCAATGTTGAATCAAGTTTGCGCATCCTATCAATGATAACCTGACAATACTTTGGGTCAAGTTCCATGCCAAAACAACGTCGTTTCAGTTGATGCGCGGCAACCATGGTGGAGCCTGAACCGAGGAAGGGGTCATAAAGTAATTGCCTTATATTTGAAGATAACTCAATAAACTGCGAACACAATTCTATTGGTTTTTGCGTATGATGTACT